TAACTGTTTTTGAAAGGCCGTTTTTGCTATATCTAACGTAAGCGCCAAATATTCCTGCGGATTTTCTAATCTCCTGGATTCCTCTATAATTGTAAATGAAAGATAGTTAGACTATTTCACTACAATTACGGAGGATAGGTTATGACAGCTACACGCAAAGCCCGTGTTCCGATGGCGGAACAGATCAGGCTTATCAATGAATGCCGCCAAAGCGGCATGACAGATGCTGACTGGTGCCGTGAAAACGACATCGCAGTAAGCACTTTTTATAACTGGGTCAGCCGCTGCAGGAAAGCAGCAGCGGATCAGATCCCAGCACCGAATTATGGTCATTGTGAGATCCCGCGTTCAAAGCAGGACGTGGTTCCCATTGATATTGTTTCGGATCACCTTCCGGAACAGCATACAGCATCGCAGATGCACCAAACGAACCTTGACAATTCACATACGATTGAAGTGTCCATGAATGATGTGACAATCCGCATCAGCAATGATGCCGATCCTGTCCTGCTCACCAAGACATTCCGCCTGATCCGGGAGACCTCATGTTAGGTGATATCTCCGGCCTTGAAAAGATCTACATTGTCTGCGGCTATACGGACATGCGCAAATCCATCGATGGTCTCTGTGCCATTATCGAAGACCAGCTTAAGATGGATCCGACATCCAGTGCGCTCTTCCTGTTCTGTGGAAGAAGACGGGACAGGATCAAAGCTCTGTTCCGTGAACCGGATGGCTTTGTCCTGATCTATAAACGGTTATCTGTCCGGGGTGGATATCAATGGCCCAGGAAGCAGTCAGAAGTCCGGAATCTTTCCTGGCGGGAGTTTGACTGGCTGATGTCAGGAATTGATATCGACCAGCCCAAAGCACTCAAAGCAGAGTAAAAAACATCTAGATTCCGGTAAAAATCCTGCACAGAAAAATGGCTGATTTCCTTATAAATTCAGCGTTTTTCAGCCCTTATTTTCCTTTAGGAATAACTGTATTTCTGGTATAATAAAGGTATCAAATCCAAGGAGAGAACGATGGCTTCCAGTGCAAAAGACATCCAGCTCTTAGAGCTGAAGGACACCATAACACAACTGAAAACAATGATCTCTGAGCAGACGGAACTGATCAGATCTCTCCGTCTTGTTATTGACGAAAAAACCAGCCACGAAAAAGCCCTTCAGGAACAGGTGGACTATCTTACCAAAAAGCTTTTCGGTTCCTCCAGCGAAAGAAGAACCGATGACATTCCAGGACAGCAGCACCTTTTTGATGAAGCGGAAGTGGAACAGGATCTTTCCCTGTTGGAAGAAGAGACCGTGATCCGGGAGCATACCCGCAAGAAGAAAGCAACCCATGAGGATCTTTTTAAAGGCCTGAAGGTTGAAAAAGTAGTCATCCCTCTTCCAGAAGAAGATCAGGTCTGCCCGGTCTGCGGTACGCAGATGGTTCTGATCGGCGAAGAGTATGTCCGCCGTGAGCTGGAATTCATCCCGGCCACATGCAAAGTGATCGAATACTACAGCCAGAGTTATGGATGTCCGTCTTGTAAGGAAGGATTGGGAGACACGGAAAAACCTGTGATCGTAAAGTCTCAGGTTCCGCAGGCCCTGGTAGGAAAAGGCCCAGCGACCGCATCCACCGTTGCATGGACGATGTATCAGAAGTACGCCAATGGACTTCCCCTTTACCGTCAGGAGAAAGACTGGAAACAGTATGGTGCCCAGATCAGCAGGACGACACTTGCAAACTGGATTATCTATTGCTCCAGGAATTACTTACAGCCAATGTATGATTACTTCCACCGGGAACTGCTGAAGCGCAGCTTTGCAATGGCAGATGAGACCAGAGTCCAGGTACTGAAAGAAGAAGAACGCCGGGCACAGACACAATCCTTCATGTGGCTGTTCCGCAGCGGCGAAGACGGCCTCCCGGCCATTATCTTATATGGTTATTCTCCAACCAGGAGCGGCAGCCATGCAAAGGAGTTCCTGGAAGGCTATCACGGGTATCTGGAAACGGATGGTTATCAGGGTTACAACAGCCTGTCGGATATCAAACGATGTTCCTGCTGGGCGCACATCCGCCGGTACTTTATCGACGCCGTTCCCAAAGGGAAACAGTATGATTACAGCCAGCCTGCAGTGCAGGGAGTCCAGTACTGTAACCGCCTGTTTGCCATAGAGGATTCCATTAACAAAAAATATCCCGGTGATTATGAAAAGCGTAAGCAGCTGCGTCTCGAGAAGGAAAAACCTGTTCTGGAGGCTTTTTGGTTGTGGCTTGAACATCAAAAGCCAGTCCGGAATACCCGCATGGATAAAGCGGTGAATTATGTCCTTAACCGGCGGGAAACAGCGGAGACCTATCTGGAGGATGGTCGCTGCAGCTTCACAAACAATCTCAGCGAGAACGCGATCCGTCCATTTGCAGTCGGTCGGAAGAACTGGCTGTTCAGTGATTCTGTCTCTGGAGCCAATGCCAGTGCTGTAGTTTATACAATGGTTGAGATGGCAAAGGCGCATGACCTGAATGTTTACGGATATCTGAAATTTCTGCTGGACCATCGGCCAACGAAAGAAATGACCGATGATCAGCTCGCAGAGCTTGCACCCTGGAGCCAAAAACTCCAATCTATCAAAAATCGCATGTGAATTATAGTGAATTACTCCAACTCGCAAAGGGCTGGGGTAATTTTATATCTGGCCGCATCATTATTTGGCGGTTACGATTAAACAGTCAAATTTCTCAAATCAGTTGAAAGAATTCGAAGAGCTGACAAAACCGGAAAAAGAAGAAAAAGATGTCTCTATGCAGACATTTTTTAACATGTTTTCAATGTAAAAAGAAGGGAGAAAAAAGAATGTTAGGAAACATTGCGGACACAAAACAGAGAGAGGCAGTGGCGGCTCTGCAGAGCGCACTGCAGAGCGGAAACGAAGAGGAAGGGAAAAAAGCCTGGGGGCAGGTAATTGATGCCATTACGGAAAAAGTAAAGACAGACTTTGAGATGTACAGCACTGATACGAATGTACTTGCTCAGAGAGGTTACAGACAGCTCACGAGCGAAGAGACAGAGTTCTATCAGAACCTTGCAAAAGCCGGAAAGGCAAGTGATCCGAAACAGGCGTTCACAGATCTGATTACAACGGATGGCGGAATGCCGGAAACTATTATCGAGGATGTGTACAGAAATCTGCTGGAAGAACATCCATTGTTAGAAAAGATTACATTCCAAAATGTAAAATATCTCACAAAATGGCTGTTAAATGATCACACAAGACAGAAAGCAGCTTGGGGACAGATTAATGGCGAGATTACACAGGAGATTGAATCTGCATTTAAGGGCGTAGAGATTACATTGCTGAAGCTGACAGCTTATGCGGTAATCCCAAAGGATATGTTGGATCTCGGACCTTCATTCCTGGATAACTATATCCGTACCATCCTGAAAGAGGCGTTATATGTAGCACTCGAAAAAGCAATCGTATCAGGAAGTGGAAAAGATGAACCGGTCGGACTGAACAGAGATATCCATGAAGGAGTAAGCTTTTCGACATCAACCGGATATCCGGAAAAAACAGCAATCCAGGTAACAAATTTCCTCCCAGCAAATTACGGACCACTTGTGGCAAAATTGGCAGTCACAGAAAAAGGACGTATGAGAAGTTTTGACGAAGTACTGATGATCTGCAACCAGGTAGACTACCTCAACAAGATCATGCCAGCAACTACGGCACTGACAACAGGCGGAACATACGCCAGAGATTTATTCCCGTTCCCGACAGAAGTTGT